CTAAGGGTAGTTACATCGCCCTCTAAATTAGATACGTCATTTGTGTTTGTAACAACACTACCACTAAGGGTAGTTACATCACCCTCTAAAATATTTAAGTCACCCTCTAAATTAGATACGTCACCCTCTAAATTAGAAATATCATTACTATTATTATTAACGCTACCACTAAGGGTAGTTACATCACCGCTAAGCGTGTTAAATTGTGTTAAGGTAACATACTGTGATAAATCCGATTGAAGCTGTGACAAGTCATTTTCCAAATCATTAACTTCATTATTAAGGATATCAATATCATTTTGTGCTGTAGTACCAGAAGTATCTAGATTATCGATTTCAACATCTATTTCGTCTAACCTATCTAATATTTCTGTAATTTTAGTAGTCTTAAGTTCACTAGCAGCATTATTAGTTGAAGTGTTACCATACTTATTGAAACTCCAACCACCTACTTGTACTCTTTCATTATTTTTATTACTGGGAACATCATACTCAATAATATCACCACCATAAGCATCCATGAATACATAGAACCCCCTCTTGTAAGCCTCGTAATACTTCTCTTGGGCCTTTACCATGTAATCTATCTCATTCTTACTTACACCCTCTGAATCGGCCCCAGTTGCCTTATATATACCTTTATTACCAATATAATAGGCACCGTAAGTGAAATAATACGAAGTTGATAAATGAACTAACATAGGTTTTATATAATCATCATACATTTCTTCATATAAGTCATTTAAAGTACCATCTTTAAAATCAGTACTAATTTTATTATATAATTCTACGCCTAACAGCGGTTTAATCGCAGTAAGCTGTGCTGACTTAATGGCAGGGATAATTCTAGCCATTTCAACGTTCCCCCCAATTGGTGTATTTTTTGTTATATCGTCCTCTTTCAATAATAATATTGCCATAATTATTCTTCTTTATTTATTTCTTTATTTTCTTCCTCAGGCATTAATTCTTCAAAATCTTTAAATTTCAATTTAACGTCTGGATATCCAATAGATAATATTTCCTCTAAAGCCTCTAGGATATTTTCTCTCATTGGATTAATTTGATTCCTGTACAGGGTTCTTAATGCTGTTTTCATCTCCTCAGAATCGCTTGAAAAACCTGTGTTAGTGTGTATACCAAATAATGAAGGAGAAGTTACTTTATTAGCTAACATAATTTTTTTATTAGCTTCCTCAGATACAAATTGAAATTGTTCGTAGGCATCAGTTATTTCAATGCTATCCACCGTTGTAGCTTGGTCTTTATTTTGATTGAAAGATACAATTACATTACCAGCATTATTACTACCAGTTAATTTATTTTTAATGGTTCTTTCAGCTTCCTCTTCGGCCTCTTCACTTTCAGGTTCGCCTTGGTTGACATTAATAATTTTACCAGCACTAAAGTTATTTCTAATATGATTAATTAAATAGTTACTTATTTCTTCTTCTAACTGTGCATATTGCATCGATGAAAACCAATCTGGTAACGCAAATACTGGTTGAGGTGAGTGACCTTGTAAGTAATAAATTTCACTCTCTCTATTCTCACCTTCCTGAAACGTAGGCATTAATTGCGGTCTGAACCTAGACCTTAACTTCCAATCAAATGAGTACCAAAAATTACTTGGTTTATCATTCATATCTTTCATTCTATCTACGGCCACCTGCCTAGCTGGTATTGAATGTATTTTAGTTACTTTCAACTCACCACCTTTATTATATATAACTTGTAGTGGCGAATTTCTTTGTAGCTTATATTCGTGTACTAATAGGTTTAAATCATCTTTAGACAAAATCCTGTCTAACTTTGCTTGGTCAATACCTTGTACTGCTTCCAACCCTTCGCCAGTTACATAATTAGTATAACCATCTACAATTGCTTGGAGGGTAGGCGAACCTAGATATCTATCTTCTACATCATAAAAGAAAGAATTATCTGCACCGTTTGTTAAATATTTATTACCAATTTGCAGTAGACTTTGTGGGTCAACTCTCTCATAATTATTAAGATTAAGTATCTCTACTTTATTTCTACCTTTTTTATCTTTACTCATTTTATATATTTTTTATATTTCTATAATACCGTTTGATTCGTCCTCATCGTACGTTTTGAACTCTTGTAAGTCAGTTTCATCAGTCGATAGTAGTCTACCCCTCCATATTAAAGAGTCGTCTTCAGGGTCCTTTAAATCGATTAAATATGTTTTATCATTTTGAAACACATAATCTATATATATGTTTTGTCTACCTCTATCAGCTATACTTGTATAAGCCTCAACTACTTGTTCATTATCATCAAACTCGTCGTATATAGTTATATCAACTAAATCTAAATATAACCTTGGATATAGTGCTATTGAATATATGTTTTCTTGTAAAAGTGTGAAACCTCCTGAATCAACCTCAACTACAGCACCATTACTATCTAGGTATATATTTTTAGTATTATTTAAGTTAACAACTACCATTATATTCTTTATTTATTCTAAAAACAACATAAAAAAACCCGATGTAATATGCATCGGGTTTATTCCTCCTTTTCTTTAAATTAACTTTCTTCTTATATATATATTTATTATACCCCTGTAACTACAGCAGCAAATAATTCAGTTTTAGCAGCTTCATCTAAGAAGTATGCTGGTTCCATTTCAGAAGTAGTACCTTCTAGTTGAAAGGCATTTACACCATCCAAGGCACCTTCAATGTTAGTGGTACTATTAAACTCGACACCTCTTTTTAATCCTACGGCAATTATATCCCCACCGTTAGTCTCAAGAAAAACGATTGGTCTACCCCATACCAATCTTTTAATTTGGAACAACTTCTTCGCACTTACTTTAGTGAACACAAGGTTCAGGGTTGCGTTGAATGCAGTTGTACCATTGTCTCTACTTGAAGATGATGGTTCAGAATAAGAATTACCAGTATTTTTTAATGGAAATTTATAGACTTCAAAGTCAGTTGCTGGCAATGCAGAGATAGTGTGACCACTAATCTCATCACTTACCGTAGTGAACTCATAATCGTCGTAGTTAGCTACGAAGGCATTTTTGAATCCTGCCACTGCATTTAAGCAATCGGTTCCGTTTATACCTTTATTTATATCACAACTCATAATTTATTTGTTTTTAATTTGTTATATTTTAAAAAGTAACCCCACCCATTAGGGTAGGGTTACCTTCATTTTTATTTATTTATTTTGATTATATATTGAACGCAATGTCAAATACAACAATCTCATCTGCGAATGAATAATCAGCAGCCATCGCTAATACAGCTTTGGTTCTGATTTGACCTGATAGGTCAGTTTCGTCCATATCTTTAACTTGTACCGAATTTAAATCAGATTCAAGACCTGTCATAAACGCAACGTTACCAGTTCTGTACGCATAAATTTTATCACCTGATAATGCTGCTACACTCTCTAACCTCACACCTAAGTAATCTAATTCTCTTTTAGATACAGTAGTGTTATCACCTTGTGACGCCAAGTTTTGTCTGTAAAGTCTTAATACTTTTGGAGATACAACCATAACTAGGCTAGAATCTTCTACAATAGCTTCTGGAATAGCATCATATACTGCTTCCAATGCATCAACTACGTTTGTTTTGGTCAAAGCTTCAGTATACACTCCGATAGTGTCAGTGTCTGCAATTAAAGATGAACTTAATCCTGACACAGAACCTTTACCTTGCCAGATAAATTTATCTACTTTTTCACCTAAGTTATCAACGATTGCAGCTAGAATAGCACTTTGAATGTCTTGTGGTACTTCAGCGTTAGCTGAGAATAAACCAGCTGCTTGTGCAGCGAATGTACTCGCAAAATCCTCTTTACACATTTCGTGTTCAATCATGAATTTTGTTAATGATACATTTTTCTCAATGTATGTTACATCACCTTCTGGATTCCATCCGCAAGCGTATGGTTGTAATTCAGCATCATAGCTTAATTGTGGCATGTTACCACTTCCAATAATGTTAGGTAGAACTGTAATTAGATTTTTTTCGATTGTATCACTTTTCTTAAAAGCTTGTACGAATATCTCACCAGCTAATGACCCTGCGTATTGACTAGTTACTGTTAAATTTGTTGGCATAATTTTTCTTTTTTATTTTAATTTAATTATTATTTATTACTTTTAGTAATTCTGCTAAGTGCTTCCATTGTACTTTCAGTATTTCTAGCACTCATTTTTATTTCAGCTTTAACTTTAGTATCGTTTGGAGTTTCTTCTAATTGTTCTTTTAAATTTAGAATTTCTTTATCCTTTGCTTCGATACTATCCTCAAAAGCTTTTGTTTCTTCTGAAAACAATATTTTAAATTTTGACTTAACTTCTTTGTTTTCTTCAGCCATATTAATAGCCATTTGAACTGATTCTTCTTTAGACTTTCCATATTTTGACTTAAGCACTTCTTCCAATTCTTTATCTTCTGAAATCAAATCAAATAATTCTTTTTTGGCTTCTTCATCAGTCATGTCCATCTTTGGAAGTTTTTTGTCTTCTTCAGCGTCCACTTCTTCTTTTTTGTCTTCTGAAGCGTCTACTTCTTCTTTAACTTCCATTTCTTTAATTTTACCTTCTTCATCAGTTTCAAAAGTTTTACCTTCGAATACAAATTCTGAATCAGGAAATACCTCACCATCTCTGGTAACTACCATACCAACTTCTAGTGCTTCAACCTCTAAGGCCTCACCTTCTTCCATAGGTATAGATAACATTTTTACATCCTCCTTCATTTCGTCTTCTCTATCAGACATGAATTTGATGAAATCTTTAAATACGTTTTTCATAGTTTCAATTTCTTTTAATTTTTTATTATTATTGTTACTTTCTTCTGAAAACAACATTTTCTCTAAACTTAAGATTGAGTCGATTGAAAAGCCTTTTACTTTACCGCTTTCAACGTACTTATCCCACTCCTCATCGTTTAGTTTCATTATGATACACCAAGTACCTTTAGGAAGTACTCCCATACCTAAAGCAACTGCTTTATCTCTATCTGGGTCTTCGACAATCCATGATTCTATAATTACTGAACTTTTAACTGGATTAGTTTCTTTATGATTTACCCAACTATTTTTATGATATCCTTTAATGAATACATTATGGGCCAACCTCTCTATAACGTCAGCTTCAAAAACAACATTATATTTACCCCTTTTTTCACTATATCTAGGTATCTTTTGATTTGGAACAAGTACAACACCAGCTAGGTGTTTTTTCTTTGCAGGTACCTCAACTTGGAGTTTAACCTCATCTTGTTCAGACAACTGTATAAATTCAAAATTATTGGCTGGTTTATTAACAACCGATACACCATAAAGTGAACCGTCTTCTTCCTCGTTATTCCAGACTATTTTGAATGTATTTTCCATATTTATATTATTTAGTTATTTATTCTAAAAACAATTATATGAATTTAGTGTTATTTTGTTTGTTTCTATCTAACTCTTGTTGTGACGAAACTTTGGATGAAACTACGTAGGCCTCTTGTGGTTCAGTTTCCCTATCAGCTTCCCTTTCAGCTTCTCTTACATTTCTACTATCACCAACGGTATCAAATCTAGGGCCTCTACTAACTGTAGCACCCCTACCCCTACCACTTTGGGACTGTGCATTACTACCATCTTCAGGGGTAGATAGTATATTTTTAACTGCCCCAAAGCCTACTGAACTAGCAAACGCTATACCTGCAATTCTTTGAGGTAATGTAGGTGCCGTTAAAGCTTTTGTAATACCTTCGTAAGTATTGAAAAGGGCTTGTGATATCGCAAAGCCTTTTGCTAGGGCAGAACCCTCCGCTAATGCATTTACAATGGAACCTACGGCATCTATTGTCATACCTACCTCTGCTTCTGTAGCCTTTCTCCTACTTTCTTCAGCTGCTTCATTGAAATTATCTGTTTCTTTTTGTTCCCTTTTCTTATATTTTTCTCTTATTTTAGCTTTTTCTGATTCTTCTATTTCTAAATCAGATAACTCTTGTTCAAATTGTTCTCGTCTTCTCTCTCTTTCTAGTTCAAATTTTTCTTGTGGAGATAACCCTTCTTCATCATCAGGAATATATTTATTCTTTATTTCCTGTACCTTTTTTAATCTTTCCTCCTCAATAAGATTTAAAGTGTTAGCATACTCCCTTTCATTAGTAGCTAAGGCTTGGGTTCTTTTAGTTTCATCCTCAATGGTCTTATTTATAAGTAGCTTTTGTGCATCTCTTTTATCTTTGGCTTCTTGAATACTAACTTGAGTTTCCGTTTTACCTATCTTTCTAATCTCAGCAGCTGCTTCTTTTTGTTCCTTAAATAAAGCCCTTTCAGCGGTTTGTTGTTCAGTCTTGAAACCAGTTATTCTCTCTTCAACATCAGCAACCGCAGTTTTAGCTTCAATTAAAGCAGTTTGTAACTCTACATTTTCAGGATTAGCAGCCAAGTCAGCTTCAGCTGCTTGTCTCCTTAAATTAGCTAGCTTTAATTCATCCTTACCCTGCTTTTCTAATAAACCAGAAATTTTTTCACTAGCTTTTAATCTTTCTTGAAAAGTTAAATTTTCATTATCTCTAACTTGTCTTTGTTGTTCAATTTGATTTTGATATAAGAATATAGATTGTTCAATTTCTGCTTCCGCTAATTTGGCATTCTTTCTTAACTCAACCTGTGCATCAGCTGCATTGTATGTTTCCGTAGCATAATTAGCAATAGCTGAACCCGTTTCTTTTAAAGTCTTACCTATCTTATCATAACTATTATCTACGCCTGTATAAACATCAACTACCTCCTTACCTGCTTCTTTAGCTGTTTCCCAAGCACCAGTAAAGTCTCCTTCAAATACTTGTTTAAGTGCTTTTCCTGCTAATCCTAAAGTGTCAATAAATGAATCAAACCTTTCGATAAGATTCTTTTTAATAGAGTCTCCTAAGTCACTTACAAATTTCTCGGGGTTCTCAAATATATCCTTAAAAAACGCTTTTATTGGTTCGATAGAATCTGTAAGAAGGGTAACGAAGTCATTCATTACTCTACTCAATACCTCGTTAGCTGTAGAAAATGCATCAATAAACTTTTGGTTTTTATAAAAAGCCTCACCTAATTTAGCAATAAGTCCTACTACAATTCCAATTCCCGCCGATTTAATGGCTGTACCTATCGCTTTAAAACCTTTAGACACTAATTTAAGTGCCTTAGGTGTTTTTTTTGCGTTTTTATTTAGATTCTGGGTCTCTTTAGTAGCATCCTTAAGATTACCTTTAACATCCTGTATTTTTTTATTAGCTGAGTCTGAATCAACAACAAACTCTAATATTTTTTTTATTACACTCATTATCTAAATATATTTTTGAACCAATTAATGATTCTTTTTTTCTTATTTCCTAGCTTATAGAACCCCCAATATGCCTTAACGTAAGGATGTTGAGGGTATCTTTTTGCTTCCATCATTCTATTTATGGTATCAGTTATCATAGTTTATATTTATTCTAAAAACAATCATATTAGTCTATGATTTCTCCACCTCCACCACTTGGGAAGAATGAACATAAATCTGAATCTATTACAAAACCTGATGAGTTAACCTCCAACCAGAAATCATTTTTAGAATAGAAACCAGCTATTGCGGGTATTGTACCTTCTTCGTTTTGAAATAATTTAGAAGTATTTGTAAAGTTTATACTATCACTCCATAAAGTTTCACTAGGAATATTATCACAAGCACCTGTATCATTGAAACCTGTAGATACAAAGTGAGAGGTTAAGTTTTCATCATCTTCTTTTAATTGAGTTAAACTATGTGTACTACTTACCTCTCCATCAGTTGTAGTAAATACAATAGTCCCAATTCTATCTTGTCCAGTTACATTATTACCTACACTTACTCTAATAGTATCATTATTAAAACCGCTTGAAGTGTTTATACTAGCAAATGAAGTATTATTAGTTACATTCCAAGCTGTATTAGAAGTTACATTAATATCATATGTTTGCGTACCCGCTTCAATAGTTTTAATTGTAGGGTTAATAGTTAACTGACTAAATATACCCTCTTGGAAGATATTTATACTTTCAGTTATAGTATTAGTAGTACTACCTACATTTGCTACTACATCTAAAGTAAAGCTTCTATCTACACCAGTATTATTTTCATTCAGTCCTATATTAAATGAACCATTACCTGTATTACTACCATTTGATATATTAATCCAAGATGGTCTGCTACCTACAACCCAAGATGTATTAGAAGTAACATCAACATTATAAATATTTAGTCCAGTATCAGCACTAATATTATTTAAACTAAGGTTTAAAGTTGGAGTAAATTTAAGTTGACCTAAAGTAAAGTCAGTTAACACACTTGAATTATCATCTGCTGTAGTAGTTATTCTAGCATTTCTATTATTATCTGTATTTGCTTGGTAGGTAAAGTTAATAGTTTGATTACCTGTACCAGATATATCATTAGAATTTAAAGAAACCCAACCTGCGTTATCTGTAATTGTCCAGTCACAGTTAGTATATAACTCAAAACTACCATTACCACTATCATTTGAAACTATTTCAGATGTAGGTTCTATAATAACTCTCTCATTTACAGTTAAAGGTACACTACTTAATGATACAGTACTTCTATTACCTAAGTTATCTATAGCTGTAATTCTGTATCTATATGAAGTACCACCCTCTGTATTAGTATCTGAGTAACTATTTAAGTCTCCATCTATAGTATCATACAGATTGAATAAACCAGATTCAACACTTCTTTCAATTTCATAGTTAGCAATACTACCAAACTCGCTTTGAGAAGGAAACCATGACACATCCATAATACCTACTTCCCTTTCGTATCTTACACTTGTAGTTGGTCTACCAGTTTGAGTAGGGGCAGGTTGTACAAATTCATCTTGTGTAATACTTACTGAACCTACAATACCATCACCACTAAATCCAATGCTACCACTTCGACCCGAGTTTAAGTTTTCATCTATAGTTGCCATGAACTTTTCGTTACCCACACCAGAAGTTTTATCTAGATTAATCCATACTCTATCAGGTGATAAGGTCCAAGATGTGTTAGATGATACATTAAAAGTTATATCTTCACCTCTAAAACCAGAGTTACTACTTGTAGGGGTAACATTAATAAATGGTGTAGAGTTAAATTGCGTAATATCTACATCATCACTAAGACCTCCATCAAAAAATGATATATTAAAGTCTCTATCTTCTGTAGTTGAAGGGTTTTCTGTAATAGTAAAGTTATATCTTCTACCGTTAGTTATAGTGGTAAACCCATCATAAGTTACATAAGAAGGTGTAGAACTAAAAGAAGGGTTTAGATTAGTTAGTACATCAATACTAAAAGATTGTGAGTCACCGTCTAAATCTATACTGTCTGGAACCACGTCAATAAATGGTAATGTTTCTTGAATAATAGTTATAGTATTTATACTGCTATTGAATATGTTTGTAATTTCTGGTTCGAATGTTCTTTGTTCACCTGTATCATTTTGAGGTATTGAGAAAGTAACTGTACCGTTCTCATAACCTAAATCATTATCAACCTCTAAGCCTTCTTCATTAACAACCTTCCAGAAGCCATTAGCAGTTACATTTACAGTAACATCATCCGCTAAATAGTCTGTGTTTATAGTTGTAGGCGAAACGGATACAGAAGCACCACCTCCAACAGCCAATAACCTTTCAGCTTGGTTTACTTGTACCGTATATGTTTGATTACCTATTTCAATATCAATAACACCATCCCTTTCACTTAAGAAATTTTCATCCACGTATATAGGTATAGTTATAACTCTATCTCTAGCAGTAACGTCACCTATATTAATGTAGTCTCTGTTAGTTGAGATATTATTTAACTGTTCATTTGTGGTTATATTAATACTTACAAACCCACCGCCTGAAGTAAATGTTAGATTATTTGTACTCAAAGTTGTATTATTTATTAAATATTTGTTACTGAAATTAGGGAATAATATAAATTCAGTCTCATTAGTCGTTAAATCTATGCTGTACTCTTCAATACTATATCTATTATTTTTATATATAATAGAATTATTAATATCTAATTTGTTAATCTCGTTAGTTGTTAAGTTAGCGGTTAAGTTTACTAACCTAGCATCACTGTTCAATAAATTATCCAGCCAAGGCTTATGATTTATATTATAAATATTATTTACTATAGATACATTATGCCAGCTATTAATTGTACCAGACTCCACCAACACACCATCCTCGTTGAATACTGTATTACTGAAATCTAAATCATTTGAAACCTGAGACAATACATGGCTATTTGAAGTATCACAAATAGGGAAGCCTTGTACTTCTAATATATTAGAAGATGTTTGAGAATCACCATCCTCTGGCCTTCTAGCTAACTCCAATAACACAGGTGGGTAATCATCAGAAGATGACACAGGTGTAATACCATTATAAAAAAACTGTATCATGTCTTCTGGGAATTCTCCACTAACATCAGTACCATCTACGCTTTGATATAAAGCTATATTGATATTAGAAGATTCCTGATTACCACTATCTCTTAATCTAGCAAAGAAAGGTAAATTAAAATCAATTTCTATTGTAGTATCTTTTTTATTATCTACATCAGGGAATGTTTTTAAGGCATTCCCTTTAAATCTACCAGTATCACTTTCAAAGTTTTGTTGATTTGCTAAATCTTCTTCAACAGCATATTTATACTGAATTGTTTTATTATTTTTAAATACTGAAGTATCTACACTTTCTAAATCTACAAAGTTAGTTATATCTTGACTATCACCTTCTTTATAGTAATCATTAATATTAATGATATTGAAGGTATTAATATCTTCAGCTTTAATAATTAATTTGAACTGTTTTATTAAATTCTTTAAGTAATCTATTATTTTAATGTCTGGTAAATTATTGCTTACACCAAATACTGTCTTATAATTAAATACACTTTCTACAGTACCAACCTCAATAAATGGGTCATTAATAAACCTATTGAAAAGTACCTGTGTAGTTTGACTGGTTTCTTTTTTGGCAAGTATTTTATAACCAACTCTAAAATTATTACCATCAGCTTGAAATATATTATCCTTAGATTTTATCTGTAGTTTAAATTCCTCATTAATAAAATCATTTGTATTATTTATAAGGGAGAAATCTACTTGATAAGGTTCGTTATCAAAACTACCAGTTACCCCTCCACCAGATATTAAATCACTTGTTAATACAACATCTCCATTAGACCTAATTAATCTTATTTGAAAATCTTTATCAGATGGAAACCTATGTTGAAATTCTATATTAAACATAACCTTTGTAGGTGTACTATTTGTTGGTTGAATACTTCTTAACTCCTCTGCTGTAATATTTAAAGTAAAAGTATTATCTACAAAGTTAGTATCTATATAAGGATTATCTGGAATAGTTGATACTGGTAAATCTTCCCAATTAAGAAGTTTATCAAAATCTTTTTCACCATTTAACCAAGTATATAAATTAGTAAAATCTGTACTATCAAAGAAGTCTCTGGAAAATGTTATCCCATACTTTTCTTCAATAGCCTCTATAAGCATATACTGTCTTAATGCAGGTCTTAAATCTTCTAAAAATAATTTACCTTCTTCTAATGAAATATCTCTCTTATCTTCTATAATACCAGTATTATATTGAACCTCTTTATCTCTAACGACAATAGGTGGCATAATTAAACTTGGTACTGTACTTAAACCATCCTCGGTAAGCACTAGGGTAGGTGAAGTTAATAAAGCATTTATATTAGCTTTATTATAGTTAAAATTATATTTATCTAAGTCCAAATCTTTCAAAGTATCCTCGCCAAACAAATCTCCAAGCGAAGTTAACTCACTATAGAATGTAATATTATAGCTATCTACAAGGCCGTTCTTTTCCCTTATTTCTTCTAGTTGAGTATTACCCTCTCTGAAAGGTAGTGTATTAAATTCAATGTAAGATTTAACTCTTTTATTAGGGTTAAAGCCATTATGAACACCTATCTCATACCAGTCCTTGAATATTTTATCATTATTTGGGGTGCTAGGTACACTGAATGTATTAATAAAATCGTTAAATATCGCTTCAATATTGTCAGCGTCAACTAATTTACCTCTATATTCAATACTCTCACCTTCGAAAAGGTCTAATTTCTTTCCTCCTATGTAATATGTTATATTCATTTTACTCCGTTATTTTTCTGTCCTCTCTGAAATTGAAAGAATAATTATTTAAATCTTGTATATCGGTTACTTTGGTGAAACCATTTTCTTCCATAACTACTGGGATGATAACACCATCTTTTTTAAGCCATACCTCTTCACTCATTATAAGGTCTTCTAAGACACTATTAACATAATCTGGTATGTACCCTACATTAAGTTCCCATTTTCTCTCTCCTGTCTTGTTATAGACTTTATTCGTATGTTTAGGCTGTAATCCAATCCTACCATTAATATCTCTATTATTTCTTTTGATAGTTGAAGACTCAACACTTATATCCTCTATTGAGTTACCTATCATGTCTATTATTTCCAACATACCAAAGCTATTTTTAAATATAACCTCAACTGGTTCATATAGACATTTAGACTCTCTATTGTAAACTCTAACGGTATCTAACACACCATCATTATTATTTCTAAAATCAATATCTACAAAATCTTCAATACCTATATTATTCATATTTAAATAGCTAACATAGTCTGTGGCATTTTCTGGATTAATATTGGCAAAATTAGAATTAATAATATTTTGATTACCACCATCTTTATATCTAAACTCGATGTTCTGTACTTTACTAATTAAGAAAGGTATTGCTAATCTATTTGTTATGGCCCTTTTTCTACCATTCAAAAGTATAGTCTCTGTCTCTTTGTACCCATCATGGGTAAACCCGATAAACCTGTTATTAGCTAAATTAGTATTATTTAATAATGTATTAGAAACTACACTCGTAAATTTTCCTAACCTACTCGGATTAATCACTGGTGTAATACCACCGAAGTCTAATTGGTTGAAGTACTCTACGTCAGCCTCAAACGAGTTATCCCTTAATATAGGTGATATGTTTAAATACTGTGATATTTGTTCATCAGCAATTCGAGGTTTACTTATAGTTATATCTCCAACCTCAAAGTCAGTAGTTGACCACTCACTTCTTACAGGTGATGTAATTATATAGTCGGCCCTTATTGGAACACTCCTAACAATATTATTAATGTCAGAATCGTTTCTGGTTATATTAATCTCTACAGTGTCTTCAATATCATTAATATTACTTACATAGAATAAATCATCTTGATTCTCAATAATTTTACTTATACGAACAATATTATTCGATATTTTAATATATCTATAACCTAAGTCAGCGTTTCTCGTATTGAACTCAGTTAAATTATCATATATAGCATTTCTAACAACTACATTGTCTTGTACACTTACTGGTATTTGTTTATCATTTAAGTTTGAGGAGGGTATACTGAATTCTGTGAAGTTACCACCTACGGCAACGTCAGCAGTATCATCATATGATATAACATTAGGTTGTACGTCGTAGCTTACTTTTTGACTTACTTGCCCTGAATTAATATCTACATTAGCAAAATTATAATTAACAATACCAGTTACTGAAACATATAACCTAGTTAACTCACCTACAGCGATATCTAGTACGGCCACAGGACTAAAATCTGGGTTGAAGTTGGTATTCAATACACCAGACTTATTTATATTTACAATTTTATTTACAGTTTGATTACCGTATTGTGTAAATTGACCGCCTATATACACACTACCATTTGTTTCTGTAATCTTGTATACTGTACTATCGAATGTATTGAAGTCAGTATCAAACTCTCCAAGCACATCTAATACTATAAAATTATCTTTTGTGGTTTGACCTTGTGTTGCTTTTATATTTCCTCCAATGAATAATAATGTATCACCTCCTTGAGTCACATAAATGGTCTTAGGAACATCATTAGATGTGAACATACTCTTAGTATTATTATAAAAAGTTAATGAAGCTAAATCAAAGTCTAAATTAAAAGCAAATATGAACTTACTTAAGGTACTTACTATAGTTCCAAACCCACCAACTACATATATAGTTCCAATACTTTGTCTAATATCTAAATCTGTAATACCAAAGCTAGTTGGACCAACACTATCTCTAATATCAAATGTAGACATTGAACTAGATAAATCATCTGTGACCATGTCAAACTCAACTAGGTTAGTTATATTAGTTCCATTAACATCAAACTTACCACCTATAATTAATGATTGGTTTAATTCGTGGTACTTTATAACATTAACTTCGTCATCTGCACCTTGGTCTAGTATTTCAGTATAAGGTATTTGAGTTGGTTTGTATGGACTACCGTCAAAGTTTAATATAATAAAATAGTTACAGTTAGTAATAATATTATTATAAGTATAATTAGTAAAGTTACCACCTACAGCATAAAGCTTCTGATTATCGTATTCAAACAACTCAATACTATTTACTACTTCGTTGAAATCACCGAACTTGTTTTGGAACACTCCATTTTTAAAACCTGTTATACCACCAACCGATGTAGTTTCTGGCACAACAAATTCCTTATCTATTACATCCTCACCATTATCAAATACTAATGGATTGAAGTTTTCATTTATTTTAAACCTTATTTTTTCGCCGTTTTGTATAGGGTTGTTAACTAAATTACCTACATTAATATCGACTTCTATTTTATTTCCTGTTGCCATTTTATTCTATTTTATATATCTTTTAACATCTCATCAATATCATTACCATATACTTCAACTAAAGAATTAGTTTCAATACTATCCGTTGTTTTGGTTAAAAAGCGTTGAGGCTTCTTGCCATACTTAAATAGACTGTTTTGAACCGCATATGCATTTAAACCCCTTTTACTGGCCCACTGTCTTAAGCCTTTATTAATCGGTGGTTTTTTATTACTATAACTATATTGACTACCTACGTTTCTTAGCGTGCCGTTAACACCTTTATCAATAAAATCAATATAATCAAAAGCTGAAATAAAGAAACCTTTTTCAGTCATTTCATAACTAACGCTATTTTTTAACTCACCGCTAGATACAGGTACCTCACCCTTAATATCTAAAGATAATTTAATTGCAGTCTCTTCTAACTTTTTTTTTAAGTTTTTTAACATACATCTAAACTATTTATCATTTTAAATGAACCATTGAATACAAAACCATCCAACCCATTACTACCTTCCAAGAATATAGGTTGAATATCACTAACCGTTTCCATATATATTTGGTTATTATTATCTTTACTCATAACAGTTAGAAACTCGTTAATAATTGCATAACTTGTATTATGTGCATCGATTAGGTTATCATTACCCTCGAATTTACTTTCGTTACCTCTATTATCATTTGTCCTTTGTATCATAACACCAATCTCAAAAGAAAAGCTATTAGCAGCCTCATTAGACCAACTAGAGGGGATAGGACTTATATGTACTAATGGGTAAATATTATTCTTCAACAAGTCAGCGTCAGCCTGCCTAGCATATACAATTGTGTTTACTAAAGGGTTTTCTTCAAACGTTGACTTAATAGTATCTACTATTGTGTAAAAGTTATTATTCATTATATTCTTTATTTATTCTAAAAACATTGAAGTTGAGGGTTCGTTATTTTCTATTTGCTTGTGCTTTTCTGATTCTTTCGTCTTCAGCTTCAGTATAGTCTATTGAGTAGTTTAAATATGTTAAGAATTCTGCTACTGGTGTTTCTAACGTTTCCCTTATCTTTAGATACTCACCACCTGCGGCCTTATATAAATGGTTATACCAACCGTATTTTTCTGCTATTTCTTCTTCCTTGGTAATTAATCTTTTTCTAGTTAGTTGGATTTCTTCAGTCTCTTCCTGTTCTTTTTTTGGATAGACGTTTGGGTATCTTTTAATAAAACGTGATTTAAAGTCAAAAAAAAAGCTATCACAGAATGATATATACTTACATCTACATCTAACATCTTGTCGCAATATGCTGAGGTACCGTTGTATTCTTCAATGTCATACTTATCAACTCTACTTTTAACAACTGGTCTGTATAGCACGGCCATTAACCTATGTATATTATCCTCGTCTGCTTCGTACTTATCAATATCTAAATATTCTTTTGTCTTTATTTCTTCAAAGTCTGGTATTAAACCAAATTCAATACCTTCATGTCTGAACTTTTGAACTAAATTATTAGGTGAATCGTTTAAATCTTCGAGGTATTTAAGTACTATTTTAGTAGCGTCGACTAATTTAAGTTCTTTATTCATTTCTAATAATGAGTTAACTATTTTTTTATCATCACCTTCATGCATCTTATAAAGGTTACGAATCATCATGTATTCTTTTATCGTCATAATATTTATTGTTTTATATTTGTTATTTTATTGAATATCTTTTCTTTTTTCTATTACGTGACCTGTATACCACATAGTAATTAATTGCATCTATTGCATGATTGAAGTCATCAATAGGCCTATCACCCATAGGATAATGGGGGTCCCAGCAATATTCATTTAATTCTTCTATTATATTTTTACTGTTAGGGTCTACTATTATTTTATAAGACCTTAACAACTCCAACCTCTCAACTATCTGTGGCTTCTTCACAGGTATTATATTACATTTTTTATTAGCTAATTCTCCAATAACATCAGGTGAAGCACTATCAGCTATGATAAGGCTTTTACCAGTTATATCTTTTGTTATTTCAGCTAGCTTACTTGGAATAATACCTGTATGGTAAATCCTTTCTTTAACGTATAATGTTTTCTTTCCATGGTTAATATAACATTCAACTAAAGCGGAAGGGTCATTACTAAATCCAAAATCAATTGCAAATTCACTTTTAACATCTGGGAATATACCTAACTCCCAATTGGTTACTATAAGCCCTTCTGCTTTATCTTTAAAACCACCTAATACTATATTATTATATTTGGCTGGATTTGTTATTTCAAGGCTTCTCATCTCATTTATGAAGTCATTAGATAGGTGTTCAAGGTTATCTTTAAATGTAGTGTGTATATAAGTAGTATTATCTTTAGTTATATTGCTACCTGGGGTTACACCATTGTCTCTAAACCATCTAGTGTAAAGCCAGTGCTGCTTTGTCGGAGGGTTGAATACCAATATAACTTGGTTGTCGGCATCTTTAGTTCTGATTGATAAATTAATTGTGTCAAATATCTCTTCATCCCTTAACTCTTCTGCTTCATCTAGTACAAATATAGTTAGCCCTTCAATTGATTTTAAGTTTGCAGTTTGAACCTTACTACCTGTTTTTAGGCCCTTGAAGATTATCTTACTTCCTGTCAGCTTATTTATTATTTCTTTGTTAGTTATATGAAATAAGTCTTCAAGTTCTAGGATTTCTAATTTAGACTTAAACTCAGGTATTACCGATATCTCAGCAGATACCATTGTATAACGGGAGAACAAAATAACTTGTTCCTTTTCAAAGGTTTTTAGTAGTAAGTAAGTAGCAACTGAGAACGATTTTGAACTCCCACGTCCACCACTAACGACAAAATACCTCGCATCGCTTTGGATAAGAGGCATATATTTATCGTTAAGTTCTATAAGTGGTTTAGTCTGACTCATTCTTTTTATCTCTCTTGAAGCCCACCAACTTGGATAAGTCTACTTCTTTAATATCGTGGGTGTTTTTATTCTCTGTCTTATCACTCCAACCATGCTTGTTTGATAGCGTGAATTTAACCAATGAACTATCTAGTTGTTTGAATAGACCCATTTTTGCTAGTTTATATTCTTGTACTTGGGATAGTTTACTATAGTGCTTATCCCTTAAGAATGGCTTCAGAGTGAAAAGGTTTTGAACTTCAACACGACTAATACCCTTGGTCAGTAGAAATTCACCAACGAATAGATTACTTTGATGTACATCCACTTGACCAGTTACATTACCTTTATCATCTTTAACGTCCTCGTATTTTGGTTTAAACCATTCAATACCTTCTTCAACCAACTTAATAAAGTCAGCTTCACTTATTTTATTTACTGATTTCTTTGTTTTTCTTCTTGCCATTATTCCCTTTCTTTTCTTCCAGTTACCTGTAGCTTAGCCACCATTTGCTTGATAACGCCTCTACAGTTACATTTATTTCTTTTAGCGTTGAATACTTCATTGTATGTATCAAATAACCATGTTACGTCCTCACCTGTCATTCTACCTTTAAATGAGTTAACACGTTCATATGTTTCATCACTTACTACATATTCTTTGTTTTCTTCCTGAGTGTCTTCAGTTGGTTTATCATCTTCTTCTGATACCAATGTATCTAATTCTAATTTAACTTGCTTATACTCTTTTGTACGCTTGTCTAGCGTCTCTAATTTACTTTCTAACTCTGTTATTTTACTATTATTTTCCATTATATATTTCTTTTTTTATTGTTACACCTGTTTTATTTATTCTAAAAACACTGTTATTCTGCGTCTTCCCACAGGTATTGTATCACGTTTTTTACTTTTATATTTGACTTTGACACTAGTGATGTGTGACACCCATTCTTTTGGGCGTAGCTTTTTAATGTATTACCCTCAACATGTACATGATGGAATACATCGATATCATATTTATTTATCCATTCACAATTTTCTAAGGTTTTGACAATAAACTTTAGTTGCTTGCTTGCTATCATATTATTGTACTTTACCTCATTCAATTCTTTTTCTGTTTCGTCTTCTAGTTGGTATTGTACATCTATGTTGTCGTTGTCGTTAAGTAATGTGTCTAGTGTTAAATTATTAAAGTCGTTGTGTATCTTTCTTTTGTTTCTATTTTCTTTTATTATTGCGTTTCTAACAAAGTTTTTACAACTTATGAAATAATAGTTATCATTGAGTTGTTTCTTTTTAAACCCTATGTTTTCGTTTTTCTTGTGCCATGATAGTAATAGTTCTGATAATGCTTCTTCAGCGAAGTAAAGGGCCTTATTTGACCCCTTTCCTCCCGTCACTTCAATTGCCGCTACCTCACAATAATTTTTTAGTTTATTTATTAATTCAGTTGTAAATTTAATTTTCATCTTGGTTAGTATTTTTCTCTTGCATCTTATAAAAATCATCAAAGTTTATATCTGGGTTTTCTTGTTGGAATAATTCTAATTCTTTTTCTGCCCTCTCTACTAAGTCATTCCATTTGATAGTCCAAGTTCCGTCAGGATAATCAAATGATAGTACATGGTTATTCTCCATTATATCTTTTAGTTGCCCTGATGCATCATATTCTTCGTGCTTTGCCACATACTTCAACATAACTAAATGGAAGAAGTCTGGTTTATTTTTCAAGAACTCTTTTTCGTTGTCTTGTAATTTCTTGTTTATTTCTTCTTTGTTCATACCTTTTATTATTTTATTTTAAGTTATTTATATTATTC